CCTGTTCCTTGGCTGCCTTGTCAATCTCTGCCTTTTCTCCTGTAGGGACCGTAACTAAGAATTGGTCGTAAGCCTTGGCGTTGTACTTATTCTTCGCCTTGGTGCTTGGCTTACCGCCTGTCTTTTCCTCTGCCATAGCGTCTAAACCCTCCTTGTCTTTGGTTTTCTTTATTGTATCACAACTCATATACTTATACAAGTATATATATTGCACAAAGTTTTGATATACTTATATAAGTATTTTTGTATATTATTCCGGGTTGTAAATATACTTATATAAGTATATAATAGCATTATAAGGAATGAGGAAACAACAGACCCACAAAATTATACACATTATCCACAACATATACAGGAGGTACAACCTATGAGAACACAAGAAACAATCGCTATCAATTCAGCTTTAACAATCGTCAGACTTAAAGGCGAAACAAAATTTAAACATCCACTTGGATATACCGCACCTTGGGGATACTGCTTTAAGCACCCGGAAAAAGGCTACTTCGCTTTTGAGGGCAATACTTCCCCTTATATCCCTTGCGGCGGAAGAAAGGCTTTAGTATCCATTATGGAACAAGGCGGATTCCTCAATTTTGATAACGCCGTTTGGCTTCAACCTATGCAAGCATAATAAAAACGCCCCAAGGCTTCGATAGAGCCAAGGGGTGTTTTGCATTGTACATATTATCTTTTATTCTGATTCTTTGAGTTCCGGCAATTCCGCTACATCAAGTAAAGCAAAGCCTTGTGTACCCTGCTGCTTATTCTCAATGTATGTAGTGAGGTTGTCGTTGGTTTCCCATTTCTTCTTTGCTTCCGCTAATACTGCTTCCGCAATGCCTACTAACTGCTTTTCTGTAAACAGGATTCTAATAACGCTCGGTAAGTGTGCGTATAACTTCGCCACTACGTCCGAAAGTTTAATAATACCTGTTCCGCTGCCACATTCGCCCTCTGCGTCTGTTACCAACTTGACCGCAATCTGCTTTAAAATCTTGGTCTGTCCTGTCTTGATTAAATAAATAATCAGAGCCACCACAAGGGCAACCAATAACACGGAATCCCAATTAACAAGTAACCATTTTAAAATCTGCATAATTCTTTACCTCCGTTTTGTGTCCGAATCGGTCTATTTTACATCTTCCTTATCTACCCAACCGTAAACGCCTTTGCCGTCCTGTGAGATACAATGGTAAGGGTGTGTGCCTTTCTCATTGATTGCAGTTACCTTACAGGTGCTTGTTACATTCTTCTGTACGGCTGCTTTCTTCGCCGTAGAAGAGATATAAACCGGTCCCCCTGTAAATGTTACTATATCCCCCTTAGAAACGCTTGCAGGGTCATTCTGTGCGGTTGTAGACAATTCCTTGATAGAATCCGCATTAACCCAACCATACACACCCTTATTGTCCTGTGAGATTAAGTGGTAAGGTCTTGAGCCTTTGGTATTAACCGCCGTTACTCTACAGGTGCTTACTACGTCCTTTTCTCTTGCTGCCTGTTTGGCAGTAGAGGAAATGTAAACGCCACCGCCTGTAAATGTCACTATATCCCCTTTCTGTAGCGTCTGTGTGCCGTTTTCGGGCGTGTTTTCGGTGTCGGTGTCCTTTTTATCGTCTGTGGTGTCTAAATCGCTCAAATCGGACGATTTAACGGCTTCGTACACCTTATTTCTACGACTTGCATATTTACCTAACTTGGATGTATCTTTTAAGGCGTATTCGTGGATTTCTTCAAGTCCTACCTTTTCGATTCCTCCAAGTGCCTGTCCTGCCGTTTCTGCAATATCCTTACTGCCACCGCTACCGCCTTGGTTTTCAAGGTCTGCATAGTATGCAAGAGCCTTTAAGGATACAATGCCAACCTTAACGCCGTTTTTAACATAGCGTGTTATATCTGCGTCCGCTAATTCATCCTGTGCCTTTTTGCCCTGTTCGGTGCTTAAAAGGGCAGATAACGCCTTGGCTTCCTCTTCGGTTGCTGCTCTTACCTGTTTATTCCACGCACTCGCCTTACTCTCGGCAATCTCCTTATAGAGTGTATCCCCTAAAATTTCCTTTGCCTGTGCTTCATCCGCTTTTACAATAGTCTGCAATAAAGGTAATGCACGGCCCCAATATGCGTTCCATTGACATTTGCCGATACTCATACCGTGGTTGTTGTCGTTTTTATTTACACTTCCGTAGTTGCCCTCCTGTGCGTAAATAATACCGCTTGCAACTTCCACAACCTCTTTAATCTGTGCTGCCGTTACTTTTGCCATAGGCTACCTCCTACTTTCTTACGTTTGCTTTATCTACCCAACCGTAAACGCCTTTGCCGTCCTGTGAGATACAATGGTAAGGGTGTGTGCCTTTCTCATTGATTGCAGTTACCTTACAGGTGCTTGCGTTCTTGGTTGTTGTTGCCTTTGCTGCGGTAGAGGATTTATATACCGGTCCCCCTGTAAAGGTAACTGTATCATTCTTTGATACTCCGGCACTTCCTCCGCTCTTGGACGCTTCCTTGACAGAATCCACATTAACCCAACCATACACGCCCTTATTATCCTGTGATACTAAGTGATATGGATGTGGAGCGGTTGGATTTACCGCCGTAATCTTACAGGTGCTTGTTGTATCCTTTGATAACTTCGCCTGTGCTGCCATAGAAGAAATAAAGATACCGCCACCTGTAAAGGTAACTGTATCTCCAATAGAAAGGCTCTTGTTTTCTCCCTGGTCCTTTTCTTCCTCTTCCTTACCGCCGTTATCTGCGATTCCAAGGGTCTTTAAAATACCTTTTGCATACGCCACGCCAAAGGCTATCTGTTCGCTCTTGGTATCCGCCTGTGCTGCGTCTGCTCTGTTATCCACAAATACGCCCTCTACAATTACAGACGGAGCGTTGATACAACGGATAAAACCGTAATAGTCTGTGCCGGAAGAGTTAAGGCGTGTCTTTAATCCTCTGCTATTCTGTCCGATTTTCTTTACCTCTGCTTCGATATTGAGAGCAAGGGTCTTAGATGTACCGCCTTTGTAGTGGTGGAATACCTCGAAGCCGTCCCCACCGCCTGCGTTGTTGTGTACGTCTACGGCTAAATCCGGGTCAAATGCGTTACACTCCTTGATTTCCTCACTCAAAGGGTCGTTTTCGTCCTTTGTACGGCTCATAGCCACAATAACGCCGTGTGCTACCAAATAATCACGGCAAGCGATAGCCATACCCAAATTTAGATCTGCTTCTTTTAGATACTTAACCGCTCCGGGGTCACTTCCTCCGTGTCCTACACCTAAAAATACTTTCTTTGCCATAGGGCATTACCTCCTTATAACGTAATGTTGTTTAAATCAACAGGTATATCCTTTGTTTCCTCGGGATTTCCCTTTTTGATTTTAATAATATTTTCTGCCTTTGCTTTCCAACAGTACAAGGCAATTACTGTAGTGGTTGGGGTGGCTATGTATGTAGCCAATACCCCAAACTGTGAGTAATCCATAAGCGTAACTTTGATACCTATGTACAGACCCACAAAGTAAGTAAATAAAACCGCCACCAATACCGCTTTTGTAAAGTTAGGCTTCGGTATTTTCTTCTTTACCTTGCCCTCCTGTAGCATTTTACGGAGTTTTTCTTTGTTGGCGATTCTGAATAAAAGGTAAAAAATAAGGAATCCGACAATAACGCCAAAGATTCCGCATAACAGATATTTCATATTCTCTTTTTCCTCCTAATCTTGACCGTGTGCCTTTTGGTTTATGTGCTTCTCTACTTTTTGGATTGCTTCGCTTACGGGACCGTTACACCCCTGTTCCTGTAACCCTTTTAAACACGCCAAAACCGCATACGTCAATAAGCATAGTTCGTTATTAAGTTCCTGTCGGTGTTCTTTCTCTTCCTGTTTAATCGCTTCAATCTGCTTGGTCTGCTCTTCCTGTTTCTCAAACCACTTAAAAATTTTATAGCCGAAACCTGCGATAGTTGCTAACGCACCTATAACGCCCGCTACTGCTATGAGTGTTGTTGTGTCAATCTCAATCACGGCTTTACTCCTTTTTCTCTGCTTTGTTTTCTCTAAACAGATTATTAAGGCTCTGTCGCATTCCGTAACTGTTGCAATGGGATAGAATCCCTCTATAAGACGCAATAGCACGGTCCATTTTCTCCCTGCTTTCCTCTCCGGCGTTGACCCTCTTAATGTATCTTTTGAGGGTTCTTTTGATTTTTACCGCCGTTTTCTTCTTTAATCTGCGGTGCGTGGCCCATATCCTGTAGCCTACAAAATCAATCCCCATACTACAGGGACGTATTGCCGTTTTGTTGTTGAGGTTCAAACGCAAGTTATCCTCTAAGAAAATCCGCAATAGTTCCTTAACCTCTGCTAGGTATTTCTTATCGTGGTGCAAAATAATAATATCATCCATATAGCGTATGTAATAATGCAACCCTAACTCGTGCTTTGCGTATTGGTCTACTTCGTTGA